TTTTATTATTATAAAAGCAACGAAAGATTTTGTCAAGGAAAAAGCAACAAAAACATGAAATGTTAACATAGGGTTGTCAGTAAGATGACAAGCCCTATTTTTATTTGATTTTATAGGTTCATCTTATTGATGAGCCTATTTTTTTTATAAAAATTTGAAGGAGGTAAAAGATGGCAGGAAAAACAGGGAAAAAGATTTCAACGCCTGTATTTTCAAATGTTGAGCCTGAACTAAAACAACGACTTGTTGATTATGCAACAAAAAATTGTGATGGCAATGAAAGTATGGCAATTAGAGTAATTATTCGTAGTTATCTTGATAATTATGAAAAAAACTTAAAATCAAAAAAAACAAATTAAAAAATAGAGAGGTATCAAAATGAAAAAATACAAAATTGAATTTTATTCAAAACTTCTTGACAAAAGGATTGTGAAGGTTGTTGAGAATCCAAAAGATTACAAAAATTGCATAATCCTTGAAGTCATAGAAGAACCAAAAAGAACAGTCAGTGTTCAAGCAATCATTGCATTAGTAATTGGAGGTGTAAGATGAAAATTACAAATAACATGAAACTTCCACAACCATTTGTAGATGCAGTTAATAGTGATTATCAATATAGGGACAAAAGATATTCAGTAACAACCTTGTTAAAACCAACAAGAGAAATTATGTTGATGAGAAGACACAATGAAGAAATTTCACAAGATGTAAGTGATATGATATGGAGCATTTTTGGGACTGCAGTCCACAGTGTTCTTGAAAATTCAACAGAAGGCAAACACTTGTTGAAAGAAAAATCATTGGAAGTTAAAGTTGGTGATTATACATTGTCAGGAAGAAGTGATTTGTATAACACACATTCATTCACAGTTATAGATTACAAAGTTACATCAGTTTGGAAATACATATTGAAAGACTTTGATGACTATAAGAAACAAGGTTTGATGTATGTGTATATGTTAAGGAAACTAGGTTACAAAGCAAGAAAAGCAGAATTTATTTTGATTTTGAAAGATTGGCAAAAATCAAAAGCAAAATTTGACAAGACATATCCACAACTACCAGTCCAAAAAGTAAAATTTGACTTTACAGACAAAGATTTGGAATGGATAGAACAATTTATTATTGATAAGTTTGAAGACATAAAGAAGGCGGAATTGCTTGCAGATGATGACCTTGATATTTGTTCACCTGATGACAGATGGAACAGTGGGGACAAATATGCGGTTATGAAGAATGGAAGAAAAACCGCAATGAGAGTTTTAGACAGTATGGATGAAGCAGAGAAATACAAAGCAACTAATGGTGGTGATTATATTGAAACCAGGAAAGGTGAAGACAAGAAATGCCAGGAATATTGCTTGTGCTGTGAGTTCTGCAAACATTACAAAGAGTGCGTAAAAAATGGTGGTTCGCAACCACTTCCATTCTAGGAGGTATCAATTTATGAAAGAAATTAGACTATTAACGAAAGATGACATTGAAGTTAAAGTTAAAAAAGTATTAGATGGTAAAGCATTGTTGTTGCTTTATAAGACTGCAAGAGTTGACATGGCAATACTTGATGAAGTGTTTGGAGTGTTCAATTGGTGCAATGAATACAAAGAGATTAAAGGCAACATGTATTGTGGTGTCGGTGTTAGAGAAAGTGCGGATCAAGATTTCATTTGGAAATGGGACTGCGGAATTGAAAGCAGAGAAGATGAAGAAGGAAATCAAAAGAAAGGTGAAGCAAGTGATGCCTTCAAAAGAGCATGCTTCAAAGTTGGTATTGGTAGAGAACTTTACTCCGCACCTGTGATTTACATTAAAGCCGAAACAAAGCAGGATGGCAAAGTTTTCAAGTTGACAGATAAATATGCAAAATACACTGTCAAAGATATTCAATATAACGAAAACAGAGAAATTACAAAATTGATTATTGTTGACAGAAAAGGTGTGCAAGTCTTTCCAGTAAATAAAGTGGAAAATACACCTGAACCAAAGGTAGAAAACAAGCAACCTGCAATTACAGGTGAAAAATTAAAAGAAAGACAACAAAGACTTCAAGATGCATTGGCAAATAGCACAATCACACTAGCAAATGTTAAAAAATGGGCAGAAGTCAAGTCAAAGCAAAAGATTGAACCTGAACAATTAAGTGATGAATTATTTGAAGCGCTAATTCAATCAATAACTAAACCTGAATATCAAAAAAATAAAGAAGAAACACCACCTGATGATGACATCTTAAACTAGGTGGTAAAATATGATTGGTAGAATAAAAGTGGGCAATCCACAGTTAAAAATTGATTATAACAACAACTATGAAATAACTTTTCCTGTTAATTATGAGTCAAAATTTGCAGTTAAACAAATAATGAATGATTTGCAGAAAAATGAAAAGGAACTATCACTCACTGTTGATTATCAAAAAAAACACCGCACATTAAACCAAAATGCTTTAATGTGGGCATTGTTGACTGAATGGGCATACTTTTTGAACGGTGGCAGAAAGGGCGGAATTACAGAAGAAGATTTGTATATTCAAGTTCTACATAAGTATGGACAGGTCAAGTTTATTTTAATTAAAGAAGAAGCAGTTGAAAGTTTGAAAAATGACTACAAAGACATTGTTGTTATCAATAAAGGTTTGAAATATAAAGGTGAATTATATGCAGAGGTAAAATGCATTATTGGTTCATCAAATGAAGTATATGATACAAAAAGAATGGCAGAACTCATTGATGGCATTTTAGATGATATGACAGAAGCAGGAATTGAAAGCGCAAACAAACGAGCAATGGAAGAAGAATGGAGGGAATACTATGGCAACAAATTGCAATGATGGTTGGGTTGTTATTCCTGGTGAACCTGTTGGAAAGGCAAGACCACGAACAGTTACAGTAAATGGTTTTGTTCAAACATTTACACCAAAGACAACAAGAGATTATGAAATTAAAATCAAAAAGGCATATAGGCAACAAAGTGGGAAGAAGTTTACAAAAGAATTTTCACTAAAAGTTTATATCAAAGCAATATGCCGAATACCAAAAAGTTATTCAAAGGTTAAAACAGAGCAGGCAAAAAACAATCAAATTAGACCTATAAAGAAGCCTGACCTTGATAATATAATCAAAATCATTCTTGATGGTTTGAATGGTGTTGCTTATGAAGATGATTGCCAGGTTGATGAAATCAGGGCATCAAAATTCTATGGCGAAGAAGAAAGGGTTGAAGTCAAGGTGGAGGAAATCAAATGGTAAAGATATATATTGAATTGACCGCTAGAAAGACAGGTCTAACACAGATTGGTTATTACAAGCCAGGCAATAGTTTTATTTCAAAAGACTCTATCATACAAATTCCTTTCACATTAACAGATAAAGAATTTGCCACAACTTTTGATTATGGCACTGCTTTGAAAATGTCAAATAAAATTCTTCAAACCTTAAACTTTGGTTATTACAAATCAATTACTGTGGACTTCCTGGAGGTGCAAGATGAAAAAATATAACACAGTCAAAAATCAAGAACTAACAGAAACAACAAAAACTAGATTGAATACTGTTTATGTAATGCTTAAACATTCAACAACAAAAGAAGAAATTATTGATGCATTAGACATAAATGAAAGGGTTGCAAGAGATTTGATTTCATTTATCAAAAAGAAATTTCCTGTGATTGCTTTTAGTTCATCAAAGGGTTATAGATTGGCACAAACTTTTGATGATTATGAAGATGCAAAACAAACCGTTGCAGAAGTAGAAAGTAGAATAAATGACCTTCAAGAAGGTATTGCACCACTTAAAAGTTTTATCAATCAAATGGAGGTGCATAATGAAGAAAAATAGTTTTGTCTTATATGGCGAATATTTAACCTATTTCAACAGATTAGAATTGTTAGAAAAAGGAAAATTGATTGATGCACTTTTGAAGTATAGTCAAGGTCTTCCTGTTGAAGATGAAATCAAAACTATGGAAAGTGCAACAGAAATGGCATTTCTTTTCATTAGTCATCAAATAGATTTAGACATGGAAAAGTGGCAAAGTAGATGTGAAATTAACAAGCAAAATGGTGCAAAAGGTGGCGCACCAAAGGGCAATTCAAATGCTAAAAAATCATCTAATGAAGATGAAGATGAGCCAGTCAAAAACAACCGAAAACAACCGAAAACAACCGAAAACAAGCCTAATGATAATGAAAATGATAATGAAAATGATTCTAAAAAGAAAAAAACAAAAAAGAAAACATCTGCAACCGAGGAAACAAGCGAAGTCCTGACGGACAAAGATATCAATGAATTGATTGAAAAAAATTTCATAGATCCTGATGTTATAAAAAAATTCAAAGAGTTTATTGCTATGAGAAAGGCAAAGGGACAAAGTAAAGCGGTAAGGACACGAGCAACTTTTGATGGGTTAATAAAAGGATTAAGGGAATATGCAAAAACAAAATCGCAAGCATTAAAAATTCTTCAAAAAGCAATCACAAACTGCTGGCAAGAGTTTTATCCATTGAAATCTGTTGATACCGAAGAGGAGGGCATACCTTATGCAAACTAAATTTTGTAATGAACAGGCAGAAAAAGAATTGTTGGCATGCGTTTTAATTGATTATGACAAGAATGTAAAAAATCCTGTTATTGCAGAAGACATAATGTCAAAAGTGAAAGACACTGATTTCTTTTGTCAAAATTATAGGCAAGTTTTCATTATGATGCAAAAGTTGTATAGGGCAGGAAAGGAAATCAACATTGTTACTTTGTGGGAATTGATTGAAAGAATAGAACCACAGCCACTAAAAATGGAAGAACTTGTTGATATAACAAACAAATTATTGCCTTCAAATGCAAACTATCAAACAATCATAGATATTTTGAAAGAAAATTCCAGGTTGAGAAAATTGCAAGATATATCAGGACAGTTTCAGGAAAAATTGAGTTCCAAAAATGCATCAGCAAGCATTTTGAAGCAAATGCAAAATGAACTTGCAAACATAGAAGAAAATGAAATTGATAATCTTGAAATTGAGCATGCTGGTGTTAGTTCAAAGAAAGAACTTGAAAGAATAGACCGCATCATTATGGGTGAGCATGATGATTTTGGACTTCCAACAGGTTTTCCTGTTTTAGACAAAACATTATGGGGACTGCAGAAAAGTGATTTGATAATTATAGGTGCAAGGGCAGGTGTGGGTAAGACAGCATTTGCAATCAATGTTTTGAACCATTGTGCCATTGACCTAAAAAAGAAATGCATATTTTTCAGTTTAGAAATGCCTAGAAATCAAATCATTCAAAGATTTTACAGCCTGATTGGTGGAATAGACAACTATGACATAAAGAAGGGAAAACCACTTGGTGATAAGCCTGAAATTTTGAAAGGAATTGATGAAAAAATAAACGAAGGCGGTTTGTATATAGATGACAGTTCCAACAACACAGTTGCAACAATGTCTGTTAAAGCAAAAAGATTTCAAAGAAAGAATGGTCTTGATTTAGTTGTTGTTGACTATTTGCAATTTATTAAACCAGGCACAAAAACAGGAAACAGGTTTCAAGATGTCGGTGATATAGCAAGAGAATTAAAAGTGATGGCAAGACAATTAGATGTCCCTGTTATAGCGCTTTGTCAATTAAACAGAGCATTGGACAATGAGAAAAGACAGCCAACACTTGCTGATTTGAGAGAATCAGGCGAAATAGAGAACAACGCAGACATAATTATGTTTTTACATTCAACTGATGGCAAATACAAAGAAAAAAGAAACATTGATTTGATAATTGGAAAATTTAGAAGCGGGCAAATGAGAGCGGTGAAAATGGAATATGAAGGTAAGTGTTTCAGGTTTAGGGAATTAGACAAAATTGAAGCACCGAAGCCAAAACAAACAACAATACCTGAATTGATTCCACTGCCTGATGATGACAGTTTGCCATTCTAGGAGGGTATATGAAGTTTTTTGAGTTAGTTAGAAAATACAATCACATCAAATACAAAATTGCTTCAAAAATAAATGAAGAAAATGAGTTGAGAGAATTGGGACAATTGCCAAAAGTTGATTATGGTGGAATGCCAGGTTCACCAGGTTATCATGGTTCGCCAACTGAAAGTTTTGTTATTAGGTTAGACCAAATACAGCAAGACCAAAAAGAGTTAAACAAGCAGTTGGAAGAAGTAAGAAATGACATTGTTTTATTCATTGACACATTAGATGATTACTTTGCAAGAAGATGTGTTGAAATGGTGATTTTTAGAACTACACATAGACCGAATTGGAAAGAAGTTGCAAGAAGAATTGGTTATAGCGAAAGTGGCACAAGGTCGTTGTATAGTTCTAGCACAAAAAAGTTACAAAATTTAGAAAAGGAGGAATTGAAAAATTGAGTTACTTTGAAGATTATGAAAGAAAGTTAGAGGAAGAAGAAGTAGAACAGGCAGAGATTGATGCATCAAATGAGTATCAAAAGGAATTAGATGAAAATCAAATTCACATTGAGAAATTGGCAGATGGTTCTTGGGTTGGAAAACTTGAAATTGACATGGTTGATATTGGATTTGAAGAACTTGACAATCAAATGCAAAAAATACTTGATGCTTTGTTAGAACAAAAAGAGAAAGACACAACAGATACATCAACTTATGTTTGCAAAGCAAGAGTATTTGAAAATTTTTCAACTGGCAAAACAGTGCTTATTGTTAAGTTAAAGAAGGTAAAATCAAATGAATAAAAAACAAATATTAAAAATTGCACTAATTGTTTTGACTTTGGTTGCCTTTGGTGTTGGTTGTTATTTCCTGTTGAAGTATTTGGGAATAACTGATGTTGAAGGTTTGCGAAAACTAATAGAAAAATGTGGTGCTTGGGGTTGGGTTGTTTATATTGCATTGTTTATCACTGTTAGCATTTTCTTATGTGCAATTCCTGGAACATCGGCAACATTCATAATTGTTGCAATAGTTCTATTTGGCGCATGGAAAGCATTTGCAATTTCAACATTTTCAGTGATTGTTGCTTCATCAATTATGTTCTTGATAGGGAACACACTTGGTGAAAAAACTGCTTCAAAAATTGTCGGTGCAGACAGTTTACATAAAGCACAAGATTTGATTGATGTCAAAAGTAAGATATTTCTGCCACTAATGTTCTTATTTCCATGTTTCCCTGATGATGCACTTTGTATGGTTGCAGGTATGACAAAAATGAAATATTGGTATTTCTTGTTGATTGTTGCTATATGCAGAACAATAGGAATTGCAACCTTCTGTTTTCTAGGCAGTGGGTTCATAAATTGGGCATCACTTTCTGTTGTTGAGTGGGTGTGTCTAATCAACTTGGCGGTGTTTGACATAATTTTTGTTTTTAAGATGTCAAACAAACTAGAACAAAAAATTAAAAACAAAAAAAATAAAAGTGAGGAAAATAAAGATGAATAAAGTTATTTTAATTGGAAATTTAACAAAAGATCCTGAACACATGTCAACAACAAGCGGTGTATCTGTTTGCAGACTGACACTTGCTGTTCAAAGAAAATTCGCAGGTCAAGATGGCGAAAGAGAAGCAGATTTTATCAATATTGTAACCTGGAGGGGTTTAGCAGATAATTGTCATAAGTTTTTGAAAAAAGGCAAAAAATGCGCAGTTATTGGTGAAATTCAAACAAGAAGTTATGATGCACAAGATGGAACAAAGAGATATGTTACAGAAGTTGTTGCAAGCGAAGTTGAATTTTTGAGTGCAAAAGACCAAACAGATGGCGGTTCACAAGAAGATGCACCAACAGCAGAATTACAATCCATTGATGATGATGACCTACCATTCTAAAAAGATGGAGGTTTGAGATGCGAAACATAAAGCAAATGGCAAAATATATTCAAAAGCAACTCATTCAAAAAGGTTTCATAATTCAAAGACTAGATGCACAAACCACAAAGTCTGTTTATCTAAAATTAGATTATGGTTTGTGCAATAGTATTAGAATTAGCGACCACACAGGGAAAAAAAAATTTTCTTACAGGTTCAACATATTAAGAGAAATGCCACAGAAATCTGTTCATTATTTTAATAATGGCAAATTTCCTAGAAACTTTTATTCTTTTGATATGGTGGACAAAATGATTGAAGATATTGTTGCCAGGAAAGATGAACAATTAAGAAAATTTGGCGCATTTATTTACGAAGCCTTACAGGAAAATGAAAAAGAAACAAGAATAGGAAATAACAGGTTTTGGAATAATGCCAAAGAAGTTAAGGAATAGATAAAAATGGCAATAGAAATTTCAAATAAAGAATTTAGAAAAATTATAAGTAGCAGTAGCAATATTGTATCTAATAACAATGGAGGGAATATGAAAAATAAATTAACAGATTTGAATAATCACTTGTTTGAACAACTTGAAAGATTGAATGATGAAGATTTAACCGAAGAACAATTATCAAAGGAAATTGGGAGGGCGAAGGCAATGACAGATGTTGCTAATTCAATTATAAATAATGCAAAAGTTGTTTTAGATGCTTCAAAGTTTTTGGAGGATAGCGGGTATTCGTTGAACGCACCACAGGAAACTATGAAACTTTTAGGAATGAATGAAAATGAAAAACAAATATAGTGATGAACATTTACAATTTATAAAAGACAATATTAGAAATACAGAAAAAGACCTTGTTGATATGTTTAATAATAATTTTGACATTAAAATCAATATTCATATTTTAGGTAACATTAAAACAAAACTTGGGATAAAAAGTGGTTTGGTTGGTGGAAGATTTGAAAAGGGGCATAAAACTTTTAACAAAGGTAAAAAGTGGATTGATTATATGAATGTTGATAGCCAAAACAATTGCAGAAAAACAACTTTTAAGAAAGGAAATCAGCCACATAATCATAGACCTGTTGGAAGTGAAAGAATAACAAAAGATGGTTATATTCAAATTAAAGTCAAAGAACCAAATAAGTGGCAATTAAAGCATAGATTTATTTACGAAAAAGCAAATGGCAAAATTCCAAAAGGAACAAAGTTAATTTTTCTTGATGGAAATCGTTTTAATTTTGAGTTAAGTAATTTACAAATAATTACATGTGAACAATCTTTAATAATGAACCAAAACCATTATTTTACGACAAACAAAAATTTGACAAAAACAGGGGTTATTGTTTCAAATTTAATGAGCAAAACAAGAGAAAAGACAAGGCATTAGATATAGGAGATTTATGAACAATGAATTTAATGCGGAAGCAATAAAAAGTAGATACAGCATCTATGAAATATTAAGTAAGTATGGTGTTCCTGTTAACCGAAACAAAATGGTTGTGTGTCCATTTCACCAGGACAAAAATGCTTCTATGAAAATTTATGACAATAACACTTTTCATTGCTTTGGGTGTGGCGCAGATGGGGACATAATTGATTTTGTAAAGAAAATGGAAAATTGTGATTTTATAAGAGCAATGGAAATAATCACGAATAGCACCTATGAACCTTATGTTCCAAAAGCGGAAGTTGTAAAGAAAAAAGAAGCGAAGAATCCACAAGCAATTAAAAGTTTCATTATGAACTGCTACATAAATATGTCTAAATGTGATTACTTTTACAAAAGGGGTTTAACAAAAGAAACACAGCAAAGATTTCATCTAGGTTATGATGAAAAACACAAATCTGTTGTTATTCCTTATAGTGATGATTTGACATATTATCAAAGCAGAAACATTGAAACAAAAGCATTTTACAAGCCAAATGTAGATGTTGCTGGAACTGAACCATTATTTAATCAACAAGCGCTAACAAAAGATGGTTATGTGTTTATTGTTGAAAGTCCTATTTGTGCAATGTCAATTATGCAGTATGGTTATAATGCAATTGCATTGTGCGGTGTGCAAGGTTGGAAGAAACTTCCAACAGTTGAAATCAATGACAAGTGCAGGTTTGTGCTTTGCCTGGACAATGATTTTGAAGGGAACAAATGCAGAGATAATATTTGCAAAGCCTTTCCTGATAAATGTATTGTTTACAATGTTGCAGGTGATTGCAAAGATCCAAACGAATTGTTGATGAAAGATGAAGAAAAATTTAAGAAAAATCTAAATTTAATAAATACACTTATAAACAAAGTGTATTATGGAGGAAATTAAAATGAAATTAAGTTGTGAAAATACAAAGAAAATTCTTGATGAAATAAACAATGCAACAGGAAGAACTGTTGATTATTCCACAAAAGATGGTTGTTATGAATATTTGACTGCAATAGATAAAGCAATTAAAACAGCAAAAAAGAAAATTGATGCACTTGAAAGTCCAAAGATTTATCTGTTAGACCAAATTGAAGACAAGTTGAGAGAAAACGCATCAGCATTTATCAATGTTGGGGATATTATCAAATTCAAACTAAAAACAGATGAAGACATGACTGTTGTTTGCATTGGCAAAAATCATGATTGTATGGAAGATGGAACAAAAGCAGGTTTGACATTTGCACCTTTGACATTCCCTGATGGTGAATTTTTTATAAATAAAGACACAAATGAAGGTGGTTGGGGCAAATGTTATATGCGCAATGTAACATTGGTTAGATTGTTGAAATTGTTTCCTGATGTCCTTCAAGACTTGATTGTTCCTGTTATTAAGTTGACAGGGAATGATGGGGAACTTGAAAAGACAGTTGATAAATTATTCCTTTTGAGTGTTCAAGAATATTCAGGCAAAGAAAAAGATTACAATGTTCAAAATGGCGAAGGAAAGCAGTATGAATGGTTTAAGGAAGGCAACAAGTTAGATGATAAATACTGGTGGACTCGCAGTCCTAACACTTACACCAGTTATACTTGGGACAATGTAAGTAATTATGGTATTATCATTAATGGCACTGTTCACAGTACTAATTATGTCTGCCCCTGCTTCTGCATCAAATAAAATCGCAAGTGCAATAGCGCTTGCAACAATAAATGTTAGAATTAAACAATGTTTACAACATGGATTGTATAGAAGGGATGAAACAATTATTGAAGCAGGGTATAAAAGTAGATTGTATCATCACTGATCCACCATACAATATTAGTGTTGAAGGTAAAGTCTTAAAAAGAGATAAGCCAAATTGCAAGACTTCAAGGAAAACATCAATAAAATTTGATTTTGGTGAGTGGGACAGAATGGACAACAAAGAGTATGAGAAGTTCATTGAAGAATTTGTTGAACTGTCCACACAATTATTAAAACCAGGCGGTGCAGTTCTTTGTTGGTTTGCAAAAGAAAAAATAAGTTGGTTAGCAGATTTGTTTACAAAGAATGGAATTAAAAACAAAACAATTCTAACTTGGCATAAAACAAATCCAACACCACAGTTTAGAATTACAAATTATCTTTCCGCAAGTGAATTTTGCTATTATGGCATTAAGGAAGGCGGACAATATACATTTAATTTTACAAAGCAAACAGATATGCACAATGTTATTGATTATCCTAATGCTTCAATCTATGGCGAAACAGACCATCCAACCGAAAAGCCTTTATATATAATAAATAAGTTAGTTAACATACATACAAATAAAGGTGATGTTGTTTTGGACTGTTTTATGGGTTCATGCACAACTGCTGTATCTTGTCATAGATTGCAAAGAAAATTTATTGGTTTTGAAAAAGATAAGCATAATTTTGAAGTTGGAACTGCAAGGTTGAAAAAAGCGCAATCACAATTAAGTATATTTGATATGGAGGTGAATATATGAAAAGGTTGTTATCAAAGTGTGGTTATATTGTTTATAAATGCACTTTAACAGAATTAGTTAGGTTAACAGGTGGTTATGGTGTGTGTGATATGTGTAACACACCAAACAGGGAAATGTATCTTGTGCCTGTTCTAAACAGTGCAATGTGTCCGCAATGCTATGATGATTGGAATAATAGAGCAATCTATTATGAAGATGACATTCCATTCCAAAATGCCTGGAATGACAGATATGTTAGAATGGCGAGAGTTAATAACATCAGGATTGAAAAAGATGTCTAATTCAATATTACAGAAAAGAAAACAATGCTATATTACACATTCAACTATTGGACTTCATAAGCATCATGTATTTGGTGGTGCAAATAGAAATATAAGTGAAGAAAATGGTTTTTGGGTGTGGTTGTGTGGCGAATTACATAATTTATCAAATGATGGTGTTCACAGTGATTACAGACTGAATTTGCGGTTAAAACAAGACTGCCAAAGAGAGTTTGAGAAAACACATTCAAGAGAAGAATTTGTGCGACTCATAGGCAAAAACTATTTAGATTGATGAAAATTACATCAGTTTTAGCGGAAAAAAGCGGAAATAAGCAGAACAAAAATAAAAACAGTGTGATATAATTATAATGTCAAAAAATATATACAGACAGGTATCAAAAAAACAATCATAGCAATTAGATTTGCCGAATCCCTTTGCGAAAATAAGGAAGAAACAAGTATTTGTGAGTTTGATTGTTTGTAACAAGATAAGACAAAACAAGTTAGTAAACACTGACTTGTTTTTATTTTGGTGTGTGTGAAATGAGTTTGATACCTCGCATTTCACATGGGGCAACCGACTGCCAACATTAAAAATGCGGTTAAGGTGGGTGAAATTTATGGCAGAAATCAAAAAATGGAGGAATTATGACAAATAAAGAATTTACAATTGCATGTAAAAATTTAGTAGTTGACTATTATAACAAGAAAGCAGAAATAACTGATGAGAAGCAAATAACAGTTGATGATGTTTATATTGTTTGGTTGTGCAAGACATTACAAAACAATAAAGCGCTTGTTAGCACAAATGTTTGTGATGGAATGTATTATGAAATTACATACAATGGTGATAAAAGCGAAATGTATATAGATGCATACAAAAAATGGGAAAATGTATGCATTAAGTGGTAAGGAGGACATAAACATGAACATAGCAGTTTTGATTTTTTTAATATTCAACTTTGTTCTATTGTTGAGTATTGTGGGATTTGTCTTGTATATAATAAGAGATGAAAAACAAAGAGTTTGGAAAAGATGTCATAAGGCAGAAGATGAAGCAGATTGTTTTAGACACGACCTTATGATGACAAAAATAGAATTGAAAGATTATAAAACAAAATTTCCTGTAAAAACAAAATATAAAATTGATGATATTGTTTTTGCTAAACACAATGACTTCACCTATAATGGCAGAATTGTTGCAGTTATAATCAAGAAAGATGAAACATCTACAAATAACATTATTGATTATATGATTGATTATCAAGGCAGAACAGTTACTGTTAATGAAGTAAATGTTTATTTGGAAAAACACTAAACCATTCCTGGAGTTGAATTATTATGTTAAAAACAACCGAAAACAACCGAAACAAGCAATTCGCTTGATTTTGTAATTAGTAGATAGGAGGCAATATGGACAATGGTGAGAAGTTTCCAAACCTAAACACTCCTAATGCTATTAAAAACAGGTTTAGCGGTGATAGGGCGGTGATAAATGGTAAGAAGGGAAATCAAAAACGAATTGAGAACTTGCGAATTAGCAAGTTGTTACAATCACTGCTTTTGACAAACGCAAGTAGCGAATTGGCAAAGAACATAATAAAGGAATCAGGTGTGGAACTGAAAGGCAAGAAAGTCAAAAACAAGGAAGTTTTAGCAATGGCAATTATGCAACAGGCACTTGCAGGAAACTTCAAAATGACACAATTGCTATTGAAGATAATAGGCGAAATGCCAACAGATATTACAATGTTTAATGCGGAAGCACAAAAACAAGATTTGGAATATTTGGTTGATGCTATAAAAGGAGTTGAATATGGTGAAGAACAAAAAGACACAAAAAAAGATTAGTGTGGAAGAAGATGCAATTTGCAAAGAGTTCATAAGAAAACATGGTGTTGGAACAAAGGTTAATGGTGTAACACTGTTTGACATAGCAATTAGCAATGATAAAGTGATTTATGCAATTGTGCCATTGCATGAGTTTGCACAGTTTATGAACAAACACACTGAACTTGATGAAACAAAGGAATAATCAATGTTTGGTGGTTTCACAAAGAAACAGGCACAAATAATAAGTGAAATGAATAGTCAATGGTTTGCTCCGTTGACTATTTTTAATGGTGCTATAAGAAGCGGAAAGACCTTCCTGACATACTTTATCATACCTATGCTAATCTATGTTTATCAAGGTGCTAGGGGCATCATAACAGGCAAAACACTTGGAACAATAGAAGAAAACATATTGAAACCTATGCGTGATTTATTCCCTGCTAATGTGGGTGAAGTTAAGGTTGATGCAACAGGTAATAGGTATGTGGTTATATTTGGAACAGAAGTCAGGTTGGTTGGTGCTAATGATAAAGCAAGCGAATACAAAATCAGGGGTGCAACTTATGCTTGGGCAGTATGTGATGAAGTAACAACATATCCAAAGAATGTGTTTGCTATGTTGCTTTCCAGGTTGAGTGAGCCAGGTGCAGTTTGTATCTGCACAACAAATCCTGATATACCTAGTCATTGGTTAAAAACAGACTACATTGACAAAGAAGGTTCAGGTGTAAAGGTTTACAATTTCACAATAGATGACAATCCAACATTATCACCAGCCTATGTTGAACACATGAAAAAACTGTATGAAGGGACAGAGTTCTATGACAGATTTATTCTTGGTAAGTGGGTAAGCGGTTCAGGTGCAATCTATAAACTATTTGCATTAAACAATGACAAGTTCATATTTGATGACAAAGATGAACCTGTTAAGTATGTTGAATATGCTTGCGGTGTTGACTTTGGTGAAAATGTATCAAGAACAGTCTTCAAATTGGTTGGTTTAAGATACGACTTCAAAGGTGTTGATATATTGGCAGAAAAAAGCATTACAAAACATGGTGATGTTCAATTATTGCAAAAACAATTTATTGAGTTTCTGCATGAATGTAAAGGTTATGGTTATAGGGTTGATTTTTCATACTTTGATAATGCACAAACAACATTAGGTGAATCATTGAAGACTGCAGTCGCAAAAGATGATTTCCCTTGCAATGTTAAACCTTGTGTAAAAGATGAAATCAAAGAAAGAATACACCTAACAATAGCACTTATGGGTGCAGGAATGGTTAGAGTTCATAAAAGATGTAAACATGCAATCAAAGCCTTTAATGATGCAGTTTACAAGGAAGGAACAGAAGAAAGGTTGGATGAAGTCAGTGAAGTTAATGTCATTGATGATTTGGACACATTTGAATATGCAATTCAGTCCTGGAGCAAAAACTTGCGAAAGATTGCATTGCTTGAATAATCTATGAAGGAGTAAGTTATGGAAATAACAAAAGTAGTGAGTGATTACATACAGAAAGCATTTAGCACTGATGTTTCATATATTGAGTTCTTTTCACGAATAAAAGAGTTCAAAGAGTGGTATGAAGGTGAAACAAAGTGGCATAAATACACAATTTGGACAGGAAAGAAAAGAAAATCACAAAAATATCTATCACTTGGTATGGCGAAAACATGTTGCGAAGATATGGCAAGCCTATTGATGACAGAAAAGGTGGAAATCAAGTGTGCAAATGCCAGTGCAGATGCATTGCTGAAAAAGGTTCTTAAAAACAACAATTTTGCTGTTGAAAGCAATCAGTTGACAGAACTTGCATTGGCGCTTGGAACAGGTGCGTTTGTGGTATCAATAAAGCCAAACGCAGATATGAACAACATAACTGTTGATGACTTGGTTCTTTCATACATTCATGGTGATTTTATCTTTCCTATAAAGTGGGACAATGGCAAAATTACAGATTGTGCTTTTGTAACAATTGGAAATGATAATGGCAATGTAACATACAAAGTAATGTCATTTGTTTATGATGAAAAGCAAAAAGAGTTCTTGGAATATGTTACAGAAATAAATGGTGAAGGCGGAACTGTTAAGGGAAGTGATGTTGTTGAAGGAATTGATAATGTTGAAAACAAAGGACTTCAATATAGCACTAAATTAAAGCGAAGTTCACCGTTCCAAATCATCAAGCCAAACATTGTTAACAACATTGATAAAACAAATCCTATGGGAATAAGTATCTTTGGAAATGCAATTTCAGTTCTAAAAAGTATTGATGAAACCTATTCTTCATACAAAAATGAATTTAGGTTGGGCAGAAAAAGAATATTTGTCAAAGCAGGTTTGCAAGCAATCAGGTATGACAAGACAAGTGATAATTGGATTGATTATATTGATGAAAACGAAGTTGTTTATCAACAGTTGGGTGATGAGTGGGAAAACAACAAACCACCTATTTATGAAAGCAATATGACATTGAGAGTTGATGAACATGACAAGGCAATGCAAACACACTTGAACCTGTTATCAAGAAAGGTTGGTCTTGGTGAAAACTTTTACACTTTTAGCAACGGTGTAATATCTACCGCAACACAAATAATCAGTTCAAATTCAAGTTTGTTCAGGAACATAAGAAAACACGAACTTGTATTGAAAGATGCATTGATTGGTCTTGCAGAAGCCATTTGTGAATATTTGAATGTTGATCCTGGTGAAATATCTGTCAACTTTGATGACTCTATCATTATTGATACAGAAAGCGAAAAACAACAGGCAATGACAGAGTTTGAGAAGGGTTTGATTGATAAAGTTGAATACTTTGTTATAACCAGGAAAATGACACGAAAACAGGCGCTAGATTTTGTCAATGAAATGCAGGCAACAGGAACAATGCAAGATGCCGAAGAATTATTGGCGCAAAAATATAGTAATGAAATGGGAGGAAATGATGAGTAATTTCATAGGAATGGTGTTTGCCACATTGAAGAAAGAAGGCATTGACACAAGCAAGATGGACACAAGCGAAGCAATCGCAAAATACAACGAAATAAAAGGTAGTGATGGCGGTTCTAATACAAAGGGTGAAGAAACACCAAAACAAGAAGAAAAGACCGCAGAAACAGGCAAAGAAACTGTTAAAAAGACAGATGCCGAGAAAGACTCGGTAACTACCGAGAAAGACTCGACAGTTGAAACAGTGTCCAAAGAAGAACCGCAAGATAAGCAAAGGGCAGACAAATACACTGTTGGGAATCCTGACAACATAAATAAACAAACAACAATAGATAATATTGAAAAAGATTTACAGAGTTATAAAGGTTCAGGTAGTGTTGATTTGGTTCTTCCTGGAGGTAAGTGGTGTCAAATAAGACCACAACAAGATGGTTCATATTTGGCAAGAACTTCAAATGGACAAAAATTTGTTTCAACTGTTGATGAAGCCAAACAAGAGATTGTCAAATCCTATAATGGTGGTGTCCAACACAGTAATTCAAACACCGCAGAAAAAATGTCAACCGCAATGGGAATTTCACCTGATGAAGCAAAGGCATTTGTTTCAGGCAAAGGTTTGACAAGGGGAAGTTATGAAGGTGTAAGCAATGTAAATTCTGCACCAACATTTGAATACAAAACAAACAAAGGTTATGAGAAAGTCCGTAGTGAAAAAATACAAGAATTGATGGGGTATGGTTATTCACAGGAAGAAAGTGAACAGGCATTTGAAGCATCTGTTGACTTTTGGCAAAAACAATTAAAATGTGATAGAGAAACCGCAATAAAAATTGTAGCAAAAGACAGAGGTTAATTCATGGGGAACTTTATTGGTTTAGCATTTTCAACACTTAAAAAGGCAGGTATTGACACCAAAAATATGAGTATTGAAGAAGTTATCAACAAGTATAATGAAATCAATTCTAAACAGGAAAAACAAGGTGAAACCAGCCAGGAAAAAGATGAAGGCAAATCATTGACTTCCAAATCAAAAAATGGTAGCATATATCTACCAAAGAAAGAGTATGCACAAGTTGCACATGCACTTGCAACAAAGTATGCAAACAAGTCTGTCAAGGCAACAGCAATAAACATTGAAAACACAAAGTATTTTGTGAAAAATGTTAAGCCAGGTTATTTTGAAGTTGTTGATAAGATAGATATTGAAGAATACAGAAATCTTATTGAGTTATTGGAGGAAAAAGATGATTGATGACAAAGAACTTGCAAACAAACTTAAACCTGAATTAAAAAAGTTTGATTTGAACAATGAACAAATTGCATCAATAGCAATAGCAATAAAAAGAAAGCCACAACACTTGGAAGATTGCATTGAGTATCTTAAAAATGCTGATCCAAACACAAGTGGTGATGATGTCGTAACAGAAATTATTGACATGTGCTATTAAAAACAAATCTAAACAGAAAACATCAGTTTTAATTGCTGGTGTTTTTTTATTGCAACAGGAGGACAAATGTATAACATAGTTGAGATTACAAGAGATTGTGAACTTGATATTAAAATTTTAATTAAAAATGCACTGTTCTCTGTCAATAAAGCGGAACGGTTGATGCAAGATGTTAAGACACTGTTAAAAAAAGAATTGGAAGCCATAACTGATAGTGATGCAAGAGAGAAGTGTCAAATTAGTTTATTAAAGTTTGCAATAAAACAGTGGAAAATAGCAGTAAAATCATTAAAACTTGGTGAACCTTTGTTATTGCTTGGTCTTGCAATCATTAAGCCAAAAACACCTGTTACAAGTCTTGAAAAGAAGTCTTTGCAGGTGGCGGTTGATAAAAACATTCAACAACAAGGAATACCGAAAATCAACGAGTCAATGTCAAACCTGGCGGAAAGTTATCCAACGACAAGGGTTGCACATCAGCCACTAGACAGTCAAATGGAAATGTGGAAAAGAAACGAAGATAACAATGCTATGGTTGATAAGTTGAAAGAAAATACAGATTTGGTGATTGTAAGCAGTCATGCAAACTGTTCAAAGAGATGTGCATTTTGGCAAGGAAAGGTTTTGAGTTTAAGTAACAAATCAGGAACAACCGAAGATGGTAAGAGAATTTATCCATTGAAGGAAGCAACAGATGTGTTTGTTACAACAAAATCAGGCAGAGTTTGGAAAAATGGACTGCTTGGGTTTAATTGCAGACACAAATTGATTCCATACAAGCCAGGAATGAGGCAACCAACAGTAAGTGAAGCAAGAAGACAAAAAGAGTATGCAGTTGATATGAAACAAAGAGAATTTGAAAGAAATATCAGGTTGTGCAAAGCAAATGCTAAACTTTTGGAAGGTCAAGAAGCAAAAGATTACAGACTGTTGGCAAAGCAATTAACAATCAAATATGAAAAGTTCTGTGTGTCAAATGGCAGAGCATTTTACAAGTCAAGGATTATTCTTTGACTTTTTTATTACTTGATATAACCAACAATTGTGTTGTTTATATAAACAAAATTATTTATAAGGAGGTAGCAAAGATGGACAGTGGCAATGTATTTCTTGAAATGGTTGATGAAACATTAAGAGAAAATGGCATTGATACAACAGACATGACACCAGAGGAAAAAATCCAAAAGTTCAATGAACTAACAGAAAAAGCCCCTGATGTTGCAGAAGATGTATCAAGCAAAGTTGCAGAAGAAGCAGAAAAGTCTGTTGATCCTGCACAAAACGAAGAACAACCTGTTGAACCAGGAAGTCCTACAAAATTATCATAAATAAATAATTTTGTTTGAAATCGGTCAACAAAGACCTAAAAAAAGGAGCATTCATGGAAGATAATGAAAATGTGTTGACACCAAACACAACAGAAAATGGTGGAACAGAAAAAGAACCAGTTAACACCACTGAAAACGAAAAGAAACAGGTGGAAGAAGGCACAAATAAGTCAGCCACAGATAACAAGTCAAAGGTTGATGAAACAAAGCCAGGAACAGAGAAAACACAGGTTGAAAAGACCTTTACGCAAGCAGAATTGAATAGTGTTGTGGAAAACCGCATTTCAAGACTTGAAGCAAAACACAAGAAGGAAATGGAAGAACTTGAACAAAGATACAAGGGCGGTGATTATTCGCCTGAAATCAAAACTTTGCAAGAACAGTTGACTGCAGAAAAATCAAAAAGCACTGATTTACAAAATCAATTGGCAAGATATGAAATTGACAATGCATTTATGAAAGAAGGTGTGAATGATGAGTTCAAAGAGTTTGTTGAATATAAGGTTTTAAGAATGGTTACAGAAGAAAAGGATTTTGCATCTTGCTTGAAGGAATTTAAGCAACAAGGCGAAAATTCAAAGTATTTCAAAGCAACCACAGGTGGAAAGTCCATTGTGCCACCTAGACCTAATAATTCAAGTGCTAACACCGAGCAATTAGCAAGTGAAAAAGCATTGGAAAAATCAATGGGACTATAAAAAATTTAAGGAGAAAAAAACATGGCAAACAATATTAGTTTACACAAGGTCTATTTGAAATCATTAGACAAAATTTATCAAAATGAGTGTCTAACAAGTATTTTGGACACAGAACAAATTGACTCTACAAAAGAAGCAAAAACATTCACCGTTGATAAAATGGAAATGGATGGTTTGAGTGATTACAGCAGAGCAAATGGTTATGTAAATGGTGATGTTACATTAACACAAGAAGAAAAATCACCTAACTATGACAGAGGCAAAAAATTCTCTGTTGATGAAATGGATGATGTTGAAAGTGGTTACATTGCATTTGGTAAACTTTCAGGCGAATTTGAAAGAACAAAAGCAATTCCTGAACTTGATGCCTTCCGTATTGCAAAATATGCTAGCAAGGCAGGTCTTGCTGGTTATGGTTCTGTTAAAACACCTGATGAAGCAATTTCAGCAGTTGAAACAGCAGAACAAATCATGGGTGATAAAGAAGTGCCATCTACAAACTTGGTAATGTTTGTATCTAACACATTCTACAATCTTTTGAGAAAAGGTGGCGCAACAAGATTCAGTGATGTTAACGACTCAAAGATTAACAGAAAACTTGAAGAATTTGATGACATGAAAATTGTTAAAGTTCCAGCATCAAGATTTTACACAATTTGTGAACTTGGTGATAAAGGTTACAAAAACAAAGGTCTTGCACTTGACTTCTTGATTGTTGAAAAATCAGCAGTAATGCAATTCCAAAAACACAAAGCATCAAATGTTATTTCACCAGAAGACAACCAAAATGCAGATGCATATATCTTGAAATACAGAAACTATGGTCTTGCAGAAGTTTACGACAACAAAGCAGTTGGTATTTATGCACATGCTCCTAGACAAGCAGTTGCATTAACTATCAAAGCAACAGATACTGATGGCGAAGTTGCTGGTGCAACATTAACTGTCAAGTCAACAAGTTCATCAGGAACAGCAATCACTGCCAACACAGATGGTTCATACACAATTCCAGCAGATGTGAACAAAGTTTACATCAAAGTTGAAAAGACAGGTTACACATCTGTTACTGAAACATTTGACATTGAAGGTGTTGATAACATTGCAGGTGCAAGACTTCATGTTGTTAAACTTGAAAAAAGTGCCTAGACAATAAATAATTAAACAAAAAGGAAAGTGTTTTGCTTTCCTTTTTTATCACCATTTTTGGAAGTGCAAAAAAATTTGCATTGCAGTTCAATTCTGCAATTGGTGAGAAAATATCGCTATGGAGGAATTATGATTTACAGTGAAGGAATGGTGTTTGACAAGAAAACAAAAAGGTTTATTCTTGATAAAGAATGGGTGAATAATAATGTCATGAAAATGGACTTAACAACAGTTGATGAAACTGATGCTAATGTTAACACATTGCATAGTAGAATATTAAAAAGGGTTAGTGATGATGTTTACAGGTTCATTAGGAAAAATGCGGTTCATTATGAAGGCGCTTGTTATCAATTGGCAACTGATGAAGAATTAAGCCTAGAATTAAGAAATTGTCTTGAATATCAATTGGAAAAACTAGCAATCAAAGGTGATGAGTCATTGGAAGATGAAAAGAAAGATAACATTTCACCAAATGTAAAAGAAATCTTGTATTCCACTGGAGTCCTTTCAACAATTATTCCTGAAATACCTGATGTGGAGGTTTGGTAATGTTAGAATTTTTAGCACCTAAAAACAAACAATTTTTTAGAGCAAAGTGGGTTGATGGCGAAGATGACAGAAATAATGGTTATTTTAAGTTTTCAAAACCTGACAAAGAAGTGTCAAGAAAAACATCAAATGGAAACATGACCGTTGCGACAGGTGATGCAATTTGGGAAACAAAAACAACATTGCCTATTAAGACTGATGATATTTGTTGGTTTGAAGGGCGAAAATACTTTGTTTTGGAAGTAAAAGATGCTGACTCGACAAATTCATCATCTGCTTGTCTTTTCTTCAAAGAAAATGGCAATAAAACTAAAATAATCACACTTTGCAGGGCAGGTTAAAATGAATAATCTTGAATTGATTGCAATTAAAGCAATGAACTATTTGAGATATAATCATGCGCCAAATAAATTGCATCAAGACCGCCATCCTTATGCAACAAACTATTTGGCATTTACTGCAATAAAATGCAAACAAACAAAGCCTAATACTTGGACAATTTACATTGATGATGAAGTCTTAATTAAAAGAGCAGGTATAAACTATCAGGCAATTATCAATGAGAATCCAAAATTCAAAAACACATATAAGTGGTTTGACAATGCGGTGATGCCTACCGCACAATTTATAGCAAGAAAGATTGGAGGGAAAATAGATGCTTGAAATAATTGATGTATCAACAAAAATAGAAAACATTTTGAACCAAAATCCGCAAGGTGCAGTGTTCAAAATTTATACAGATGCTGGCGAACTTGAAGCAAACAACAAACAAGTAGAAGGCACAGAAAATTATATTTGCGGACTTTTAGAACTATTTTCAAACACAATTAGTGGCGAAGGTCTAAAATTTCAGGACTTAACTTTTCAAATCACCTGGTATGTTAATGGAAGAAAAGAAAGAGTTGACAAGAAAAAAATTGCAAAACAGGTTAGTGATGTGCGAAGAATATTAACCTGGTTCACAGAAAATTACAACAATAAGAATATCACTGCTGAAAACTTTGGCGGTGATTTTTTTAGCACAACATACTTGGTGAAACTTCCTGAAACACAAACAGAAATAAAACCATTTGGTTATATGCCTTCTTGCGTTCCATTAACGCAAATAATAGAAATAGTTTGTATTGCGAATGGTTTTTCTTCAAATCAATGGAAATTAAAGCCAAATAATGAAACAATTGCATTTCAATCTTTAACTATATCAAACGAAAAACAAGCAAATCACAATCTAATTTCAAACGAGAAAAGAACAAAAGGTGTAATTTTAGCAGGTGGGTTATGCTTTGATATGGTTATTGCACAATTAACAACAGACTTTTGTGATTTGATTGAAGAAGATGTGTTGGATTATAACAAAGATGTTGCAGTGTGTTTATATGTGAAAGGACACAAGAAAGAAAACATTTATATTTGCACATTTGGAAGTGATAGCATTAGTTTGCAATTAGGGACAAATGCAGGAATGAATGTTTCCCTTGTTGAAGGTGTTGAAGATTTATTGGACTATGGAGCAGGTTGGACAATAAAAACAGTTACGACCACATCAAATAATGAAAATGTAACACTTAATGCCACAGGACATGTCTTTTGGGGTGATGGTGGCAAAACTATTGGTGCAAATTATGAACAGGGTGCGACTTCTCATACATTTGCAGAGTCAGGAACATACACAATTAGAGTGTTTGGGACTATAACAGAAAACATAGAAGAAAGTGAAGAAACAAATTAAAAGGAGTGGTATAAATGGCAACTTATGAAATTAACATCAATATGGTTGGTGGAAATGGCAAAGATAACAAGGCAGAAGATGACAAAACAAAAGTTCCTAGTAAAGATGATAAGACTGCAGGACAAATTGCTGGATCAGTAATGATGTATGTTGCATCTAAAACTGTTCAGCCATTTATACAACAAACAATTTCTTCTGCAAGTAGCAGAATAAGTCTTGTTACAGGGAAAAAAAGTGTTGCAGAAAAAATAAATTTTGGAATGAATATGGCAAACAAAGCAATAAACACTGTTAGCACTGCCACTGCTGGTTATGCAATGGGCAAAACAATGGGAATTGGCGGAGGCGGTGGTGCAATACTTGCTATCACATTACAAGTTGTTACAAGCGGTATTTCCCTCGCCTTCAAAAATGCCGAAATGAAGGCAAATAAACAAATACAGAACCTTCAATCACAAATGATACAAAGTAGAGCAGGTGTCAATGTAAACTCATCAAGGGAGGGCATTTAATGAACACAAAAATAAAAATAAATGGTGTTGATTATACCAACAAATGCACAATGCCTATTCAAGAGCAAAAAACCGCAGATGATAGTCTTGATGCAGGTTATTTAGAATTGATTTCAATAGATAAAGAAAAACCATTTTCACCATTTTCATCAGTTGAAATCAATAAAAATGATGGTATTAAAACAGAAACAGAAAATTATTACATTGCTAGTGATGAAAGTAATGAAATGATAAAAAACAATAAATTCAATCATGATATTGTTCTTATTGAAGAAACAAAGGAAATGGAAAGATATATTGTTAATACAAAAACAGCAACGAATCCTATCGTTCATGATTATTTATCAAACAAAAAGAAAGTAATGGTTGCAGGTGTTACAACAGAATTTTGGTTCTTTCCTGACAGCAAATACATTGAATTTGATTTATTGAGTCCACGAGAAATCAACCAGGCAATAGAAATAAAAAGACCATACAATTTGCTGATGGAATATTTTACAAAGACAAATTACACATTTATCAACACTGTTTCAACAGATTACAATGATGTGGTGCTAACAATAACAGCACCTGATGGAACAGAAGTTATGACACAAACAGATAGTTGTTCATCAGCACCTGCTTCATCTACATTCATGTTTACACCAACACAAGCGGGTGATTATAAATTTACACTTGTTGCGAATGGTAAAGCAGGTGGAATTGGAAATGTAGATGCTTCATTCAATTTGGCGGTTGTTTCAGCAATCGCACCAAAGCAAGACAAGACAGTGAAAAATGTTTGTGAAGTTTTATTGCAAACTTGCGAAAGTTTAAGAGCGAGTGAAACACCTAGATTTAGCCTGGCACAAGTCAATGATTATGATGAAAGCAAAAGAGAACTTATTGCAAAACTATATGCAAAGAAAGCGCCTGAATTTGCTTTTACTAAATGCACCTTATTTGAAGCATTTAAGGAAATAGGTGATTTCATTCATGCTATACCTAGATTAAAGAATAAAAAAGTATTTTTTGATTTGTTGGGAACTGATGAAGAATGTTCTGTTGATTTAGAAAAATACAATCAAAATACACAAACACAAAACATGGACAACTTTTGCAGTGAACTAGATATGAATGTGGACAATTTGATTGATGCTGACAATGATGCTGGTGGAAGCATAACAGAGCCATTTGTGAACGGTTTTAAGACAGTAAGAGTGGAAACAGGAACAGCACAAATAACCGAAGATGGAATGATTATTTCAACAGAATATCCTATTTATGACATTATCAAACTTGAAGCAGGTGTTTTAAGTAATGGAACACCTATTGGTGATATTACACCATTTGTTTATGAAAGCGCTGAATATCAAACATTGTCTAGTTCAAGCAATACATTTCCTACATCAAGAATGTTTGCGTTGAAATTTACGCAAGGACAAAAGAATATCACACAATTAAACTTTAAGAATGAACATTTAATAACAGATGCTTTTGAAAATTATTCTATAATGAACATTATTTATAAAAAACTAGGCATTGAAACAAATTGGTGGAAAAACTTTTGGAATAATGAAGATATTTACAACTTGCAATTCAGGGTAACATACACACCTATGGTTTCAGCAAGAATTAAACAAACAAAAGAAAATGTTAGTGATTTAGCATTTAAGACTGTTTTAACTTACAATCAAAGTGCAAACATGGTAAGTGCAACAGCGCTTGGCGAAAACTTGAAAGGTGCAGTTGCCAAATATGGTGTTCCTGAAAAGAAGTTGATGTTGACATTTAGTAAATTAGCCGAAGTTCCAAAAGTGAACACAAAATATAAAGGTTTTACAATTACAAGTGTCAAAACAGAAACTTACAATAATCACATTTTAGCAGAAATTGGAATGAGTAAAAAATTTAATAACAAGTCTGCTTATATTTCCATTAACAGTCAAAAAAGATATTATGAAGTCAGTGAAAAAGCAAGTTATGCCAGGTTTGATATTCATGAAAATTATTGTTTGATTGGTGATTGTTGCGAAAGCAAGGGAAGCACATTGTTGACTTCTTCTGCAATAACCGCCTTCAAAAATTCTTTTACTGATGGAAAATTAAACAATGTTGGTGTTGTTAAGGCGCAAGGATTCACTGCTGATAATACTGCTTTGCAAGAAATTGCCAGACCTGTCATTGCACTAGGTGTTGGAAATTCTATTGTTTTCAAATTTTCTTATGAAGACAATTATTCAGCAGGAAACACAACATCTTATTCAGGCAAAACAAAAATTCAAGACTATGCAAAGTATGTTGATCCTTATGGCGAAATTGAGAAGTTAAAAGTTAGTTTTGGAAAGGTTAAAGAAATTGAATATTCTTACAACCTTGCAAAAACAACAGGTGATTTGTTTCCTTTGGGAACATCACTGCCAGCAAATCATTGGGACATTTTATTCACAACAGGTGATGATCCGCTAGTTTTGAAAAAAGACAGTAGGGAACAAATTTCATTATCTTATCAAATTCATTTTCTTGCAACACCAAACAGACCAAACATAAGGATTGGTTCAGGTATTGGAAGAAAAAACACATTTACTTCAAAGGAAAATCTAAATTACAAATTATATATTTTGCCAAATGAAATCAATGAATTTGCGCATATCATAGATTTAACTAATGCAAAACAAGTCAATTTCACTGTTACAGAGTCTGCAACAAATCAAATTAAAATTGCAGACATAACCGCCACCGCAAATGGCAAAGCATGGGCATTGGTGAATGTTGGAACAACAAACGAGTTGATAGTTGGCGAAAATATAACAATTAAGAATGGCGAAGAAGTTTCTTTGCCATATTTTACATTCACAAGGAAATTAGAAATTAAGGAGGAATAATATGATTATCTTTGCTGATGAAAAACTAAACATTGACAAGTTGGTGAACGAGTCATTGCATCAGGGTTCTAACAAAGCAAATTCAATTCAATTAGTTGCACCTATAATTAGTAATGCAACAATAAAAGTTGCGTTTGAACTTCCTAATGCAACAAACACAAGACAATACATAATGAAAGGTATTGGAAACTATGAAGAATCTTATATATGGACAATTGACATTCCATATTGTGTTACACAAATACCAGGAAGGGTAAAATGTCAAATTGTTGCAACTGTTGGTTCACAAACAATAGCAAGTCAATCATTTGATTTTGTGGTTATGGAAGGTGTTGATTACAACAATGCAAATTTAGAAGATGACCAGTATAGTGAAATTATAAACTATATAAATGAAGCCAAAATGAGCATGGCGAACAAAGTTGACATTAACTACAATGAAATGACTTTGATAGAAAGTCCAAAAACAACATATTCTGCTGAATGTTATAAGGCAATTTACTCATATCAAGCAGTAGCAGGAAACATTGTTAATACTGCTGGTTACTTTATATATGCCTACAATGAAGAAACAGGAACAGGAACTTATGTTGAAGCAACAGGTGCTGTTGACAATGAAAAAACCTATTATACAAGGGTTATCAGTGGTTATGAAAGGGTTATTCTTCCTGATGACTATGTTGAAGGTGTAAATTACTACAAAATTGCAAAACAACAATCAATATTTAATGATGCTAACGGTTTATATTTCTACATCATAGAAGATGGCGAAACAAAAATAATGAGAATTACAAGCAAAGGCATTACAATTGATGGCAAGAAAGTTATGACCGAAGAAGATATGACTGCAGATAAAATCAAGTATAATGATAAAAATACTTCATTAGGTGCAAGCAATGTTCAGGAAGCGGTCAACTTGTTAGACAAGAAAGTAAATGGAATTGACACTTCACAAGTCATTCAATTTGTTTCTTTGGGACTAAAAAGCATTGGTGTTGATGAGTGGAGTGCAGTTCAATACTTGTTTATTAAAGTAAATGTTACAATACTTGATTATGGCAATTCTTATTACATTTATGACAGTTCTAAAAAAGAATATACATCAATTGTTTTAAGCGCTGACAATTATGATAGTGAAACAAGTTATTACAAAAGAGAAGAATTTTATTACTATGACTTCACACACAGATTATTAACAAACAGTGTTACACAAGATTTGATGTTGACACCTGATGATGACACACAGGCATTGCTTGATGAAGAAAATATCAAGATTTATCCATTTGTTGAAATGGGTGGAACAACAGGACATGCTTATGGAAGGATAAAAATAAGTAAAGTTCCTAGCCGAACCATTACATTTGTTAATGTTACATTGTATGGAACAGGAATTGCAACGGAAGCAGAAGGGTTGAAAGCAAGCCAGATTGATTTTCAACCAACAGATGACATAAATTCAATAAGCGTTCAGGGCGCAATTACTGAAATAAATTCTAAATTTAATGATGAAATTGATGACTTGCAAAGTGGTGTTGAAACAATGCAATCAGCACTTGAAAATGTTAAACAAACAAAAACAGTTGATGCCTACATTGTGGAAAACTCTGCAACTTATGGTTCATTGTGGTTGAAAGATGCTGATGGAACAATCTTCAATACAGCAGATGGTTCATTGAATCAATATGACAATTATTACATTCAAAGTGAAGGTGAATATAAAGGCAACACTTACACTTGGAGTGGAACAAATTATGTTAAAGTTGCAGGCAATTTGAGTTTGGGTGGTGGTTCAACACAGGCATATCCTGGCAATGAAGGTTCAAAGAACAGAAAAACAATTGACAACCACACAACACAATTGCAAAACCTTGCACAAAGAATGACAAGTGCAGAGAGCAAAAACACAACACAAGACACAAGCATTGCAGGATTAAACACAACCGTTGGAACTTTGGGAAATACAGTTTCTGCAATTCAAAAATTGCTTGGTAGTGCAAACTTAAAGACAAACAATAAAACAATTAAAGAAGCAATCAACGAGTTGTTTAGCAACGCATTTATTCCAACATTTCAAAGTGGAAGCAATAGAGCAACAGGTTCAAATAGCAACATGTATCACTATTTTACAGTAATAACAATTGGTGAATGGCGAATTATCTTTGGCAGAGTTGATGCACTTGATGCAAATGGTAATGTTCGTGTAAGTTGGGATCAAGCAATGTTCAAAAGTTCTAAATTCCATAGTAATGATGGTTACACCATTGTTCCTGGTTTCACAATTCAAACAAGAACAGATAATCGTGGAATGGATGAACCAACACACATTAAAGACATCTACACAGATGGGTTTATTTTCTACAATTCAAATGGTTATTGCACAACAGGCACTTATGTTGCCTTTGGTAAAAAGGTTTAAGGAGGATTGAAATATGGGTTTAATAGCAGGTGGGGACACAAGCAAAAAGAAACTTGAAGAACTTGAAGCAAAAATAGATGCAAAAGCGAATGTTGATGCACTATTAGAAGGTGGGAAGATAAAACCTTCCCTTCTTCCTTCTTATGTTGATGATGTTATTGAAGGGTATTTGAACAATAATAAATTTTATAAAACCAGGACAGGTGCAGAAGGTTCATACACTTACGACAATCAAATTGAAAGCGAAGAAGGAAAGATTTATGTTGACCTGGCAACAAACATACAATACAGGTTTAGTGGGACAATATTTTCAAACATCAGTTCAGGTGTTATAGATGACACTGCAACAAACAGTGAAATAACCACTTATTCAAGCAAAAAGATTGAACAATTGGTTAGCAATAAAACAGAAATTGATGACAGTTCAAACACAGAAACAAAAACACTTTCAAGCAAAAAAATTAAAGATGATTTTCAAACAAAAGTAATCACTGATGCAGGTGGTTATTTTTCTTCTAACACAGTTGAAGGTGTATTGCAAGAATTGGGCGCTGAATTGAGCGGTTTAGACACATTATTAGGAGGTGTATAGAAATGAGTATAGCAAGTGAAATTCAGCGAATTATTGGCGGAAAATCAAGCCTAAAAACAGGTCTTAATGCAATTCTACCAACAGGACATAAAATCACAGACAGTGAAACCATTGATGAGTATTCAAGCCATTTGCAACACATTCAAACAGGTTCAGGTGGTGGCGAAACTTCAACTATTGATGTTACAATCAATGGTTCATCAGCAATCATTTGTGCAGAACTGCCAAACACAAAATTAAAACTTTATAATAGTGCAGAAACATTGTTGGACACAAAGATAACAGATGCAACCAAAGGTGGTGTTGTAACTTTTAGTGTATCAGCAAATGGGACATACACAATAAAGGCATTTTCTAGTGATGACACAGAATTGTGGACAAATACTATAACAATCAGTGAAGTTGGAACTTACAATGTGAAAACAGGCAAAGCATTGAATGATTATACTTGGGCGGAAATTAACACAGCATCAACGCAAGGTTATGCAAGGTTTATGTGGAGTCTTGGTGATTATAAAACATTAGAACAAACAGGTTCAATTCTAAACAATTATCAATTTATCATTATAGGGTTTAGACATGATATTCTTGCAAGTGATGGAACAACGAAGGCAGGAATTACATTTAAGATGAAAAAGTATTATACAGGTTCAACCTATAATATCAATCCAAAGATATACCTAAATGGTTCATCAACATATAGAAACACAGGTGGATTAAGAAGTTCATTGATGCGCCAAAGATTTCAAGCGCAAGGTGAAGAATGTTATTCACAAGCAAGCAGTATAACCGCAGAATTGTTAGCAAGTGGTCTAACATATGCAGATGGGACTAACTGTCCGCTATATTCTTATGATGAAGCCACAGACACATATTCTGTTGCTACAAGTGAAACATTTAATACCAGCAAGGTTTATCACATAAAAGGTTGTTATAAGTCTATTGGGCAAATTGAAGAAGCAGATTTTGTTGTGGGTAAGCATTTAACTTATTCAAGTAATGGTTATGAAATTCCTAGTGCTTGGGTGTCAGGAACAACATATTATTGCATTTATCCTACACTTCAAGAAGATGGTGCTTTCTATAACGCATTGTCAAGCATTATTCAATATATAAAACCTGTCAAGAAAACACAAACTTGCGGAAATGCGAAAACAAATCTTTGCACAACAGTTGAGAAAATTTGGATGTTGTGTGCAGAAGAAATTTGGGGCGAAAATAGAACCACACAAAGCGACCAGGGTTCAACAATGACAGGTGCTGGATTCTCTAATGGTGCAGGCGAAGGCAACATGTATGACTATTTCAAAGATTTTAGGTTTGGAAAAATCGCATCTGCCAGCAGTTCCTGGTGGCCTCGCAGTCCTTACACTGGCAGCTATTATAGTTGGTACACTGTTAGTTATTATGGTAGTATCTTTAGTACCAGTGTTTACGGTACTTATTGTGTCTGCCCCTGCTTCTGCATCTAGGGGAAAATCAGCCACCAGGCAGGGTGGCAATATAAAAAGGAGTTTATTATGTCAGTTAAAGTTGCCGATAGAAAGGAAAGTCATGTTCAATTCATTACAACAGCGGGTGAGTTGTTAAAACACACAACTTCAAACTGCTTAAAGTTTCCAAAAAGAATGACATTCTATTGTTCAATCAAATTAGTTGATACTGCACAAAATATTTATAGGGATTTGATTTATGCAAATTCACTGTATTTATTTACAGAAGAACATGCGAAAAAAAGAAAAGAACTTTTTGAAAAATCACTTGGTTATCTTGATTTTCTGTCTTCAATGTTAAACATTGCAATTGTATATGTTCCAAACACAAAAGAAACTGTTTGGAGTAAATGGACAAAATTGATAGACAGAGAAAAAGACTTGATTAAAGCAGTTATGAAAAGTGATGAAAAAAGACAAACAAAATAAAAAATTTGGGCAAATGCTGTAACTGGTGGACTCGCAGTCCTAACACTAACAACAATAATAATTGGAACAATGTAAGTAATAATGGTAATATCAATAATAACAATGTTAACAATACTAATTATGTCTGCCCCTGATTCTATTTAATTTGCTAACCTAGTAAAACAATAGTTTGAAAATAAGCAATAAAAAGAAGGAGTGTTTGCCCTTCCCTGTGGGAAAAATAGTGTTCTGTATGCAACTTGGTGAACCAAATGTTGCTATCAACAGACTTGAGGTGATTATGTTATATGATGAAGTTTTTACATTTGAACACTTATTTGAGTGTTTTAAGCAATGTTGCAAAGGTGTGAGATGGAAACCTAGCACACAAATTTACGAAGCGCAAGCGGTCAGGAATGTGTGCGAAACATTAAACCATTTGAAAAAGAGAAATTACAAATCAAAAGGTTTTCATACCTTTTACATACACGAAAGAGGGAAAGTGCGGTTTATTCAATCAATACATATAAGTGAAAGAGTTGTCCAAAAATGCTTGTGTGATTATTGTTTGACACCGACATTTAGACCGACATTTATTTATGATAACGGTGCATGTATGAAAGGCAAAGGGACACATTTTGCAGTTAGAAGATTAAAGACACATCTATTAAAATATTACAAAGAACATGGCAATAAAGGTTATGTTCTTATTTTTGACCTTCACGACTATTTCAATTCAATCAATCATGAAATTTTGTTACAGAAGGTTAGGCAAAAAATTAAAGATGATGACCTTTTTAACATTTATAAATATTTTGTAAGTTGTTTTGAAGGGAATGGTCTTGGTTTGGGTTCGCAGATTTCACAAATAAGTTCATCAATATATTTGAATGGGTTAGACCACTATATCAAAGAGAAATTGCACATCAAGTTCTATGGCAGGTATATGGATGATGGTTATTTAATAAGCAATTCAAAATGGGAATTGCAGGAATGTCTTGAAGGAATAAAGAAAGAACTCCAGGATCTAAAAATTGAACTAAACTTAAAAAAGACCAAAATAGTCAAAATTCAAGATGGTTTTAGGTTTTTGAAAAGAACTTTTTATTTGAAGCCTGATGGGAAAATTATCATGAAGCCTTATAAAAAGAACATTCAAAAATACAAAACAAAATACAGGAAACTTTGCAAGAAGGGAGTATCACAGGAAGCGCTTGATATTCTTCAACAGACCTTTATTGGTTACTTGAAAGAGTTTCATTACAAAGATAATTATACAAGGAGGATAGTGGAATGTTTAGACCAAAAGAATTGCCAAAAATCACAAAAGATGTTGTGTTGAATGAAAACATCTTTGTTGTAGCAAAAGTTCTGCATCTAAAAAATGATGAACATGAATTTAAGTTTGAAAACAATTCATGGTTCATCAAGGTTGCAGATGGCAGTTTCGTCAATTTAGGTTTTGGCGGAAGACCAAATTTCCAAATTCAAGACAAAATTGATGCAGACTGTTTTGATGATTTCTTTGAAGAAGAAACACAAAACGAAGAATAAGGAGGAATTATGAAAAAGAAACTAAAATTTTTTGGTAACACTGGCAAGTTTGACAGTGTTATTTTTATTGCTTCTGTTAATGAACCACTTATCATAGAACTTTTAGTTGATACAGGAAGAACTGTTGATTACTATGCAACAATTCAAAATGAAAAAGGTTGCAAAACTGTTGTTAAAATCAAAGACAAAATATTTGAAGTTCCAAAAGATGTAGTTGTCTATGGTTCGCTTGATTTAACAATAACTGCAAAAGTTGGTGCGGAAACTGTAAACACTTTCTTCTGTGAAAAATTGATTGTTAAAGATGTTGGTGGGCAAAAACAAATCATTCCAGAGATAGAAGCATTGCATCTTGAATTAAACAAAATTAAAGATGACTTCAAAGCATTAGTAAAAGAAGTCAATGAAAAAGTTGAAAAACAAAACAAGTGCATTAAGGCACTAATGGAGGAATAGTATGAGTTCAATGTTATTAACAGTTAGCGAAACATTTTCTGCTTTTTGGGAATCGGCAGTAACTTTTATTCAACAATGCTGGGTTCAATTAACAGCAAGTGTTTCAATTTCAGCAGTTGTTATATTTATCGTGAAATATATCATGTATAAAATAAAAAACAACAAAACAATTACAAATGCAATAACCAAAGCAACAGGCGCAGTATCACAATCAACAGATGTATTAAACAAAAGAATAGATGCTTTTGAACAAAGACAAACAGAAATGTTTAATAAGTTTGAAGAAAAGTTTGAAAAGCAGTTTGAAGAAAAATTTGTTGACTTAAAAAATAAAAGAAAACAGGTTTATTATTCAATTATGGAAGGGACAGAGGCAGTCAAGGAAACATTGGGTGATGTCAAAGATTTGGCAGAACAAATTGAAACTGAAATTAAAAAAGAACCTGAAAAACCTGATGTCAAAGAACTTGAAGAAGCCTTGAATGTTGATGAAATAAAAGAAGGCGCAACAGACCTTCAAAAACAGGCACAGGAAGCCATTGTAGAAGCAGTTGATGAAACTATCAAGACAACAGAAAAACACATCAGCAAGAACCAGGTATTAAGGTAGGCGACTATGGAAAATGTATTCAAATGGTTATATAGAACAGGTTGCTATTTTATACCTGGAGGAACAGCATTGTGGTGCTTTGTCATTGAAAACCTGTTAGACAAAGAAGTTTCTGTAATGGCGAAAATAGGTTGTTGTGGTGTCTTTGCTTTGATATTGATGGTTATTATAACTATTTTCTTTGCGAATAAAGCATTTACAAAGAAAAACCAAAAACTTGAAAAAATGGCAATTAAAGAACTAGACAATGAGAAAAAACAACAAATTATTAAAAATTGGGAAAAGAATGAAGCAAATCAAGAGTTATTTCACAACACAATTTTTCTTGTATGCTTCATTGGACTTGCCTTGCTGATAACACTTCTTGAAAGCAAATTGTTGAGTTTGAAAGGTGTGTTGTGGTTTATGGTTTGTTCAATTTCCGCAGGCTTGGGTTGCAATGTAATTAGGTTTAAGTGTTGCAAACACAAAAAATAAGAGGTGAAGTATGAAGTTCAAAAAGTTTGATATAAAAAACTATTTAGGTGAAATTTTTACAGGTCTTATCATAGTAGCCTTGTTATCTTATTTGTTTGTTGGAATTGGCATCAAAGCGAAATTTGATGAAGAATTTTGGGTATTATTTGGAATTGGTTTTGCTATCATGATAGCAATAACTTCCATTTGGTATCCTACTGCAAAACAAAAAGCAAAAGTGAAAGATAAGAACTTCAAAAATCAAAGGTTGGAATATTCAATTTTAGTTGATAGAGTTGTAAAAACGAACAACTTTAAGGGATTAAAATCATTTTGCGAAGATGCAACCAACCAAAACAAAACTGACAATATTAAGGCAGTTTTGGCAAAAATAAACATAGACTATGATGTTTATGAAAGATGCAAAAAAGACTTGAAATTGATTGAAAAGGAACAACTAGAAGAAAAACAAAAGAAAAAATTGAAAAAATTGATTTTGTTTGGCGTTCATTATTCAATCATAAATTATAGCAAAGTAACAACCGCAATTGACAACATTAAAGAGCATTATGATGTGAAGAATGAAGAAAAGCAATATGATGTGAAAGTTTTGGTTGCTAAAATTTTAACATCTGTTTTGTGTTCTTTTGGTTTTGCTATGATATTCTTTACAGGTCAAGGTTTTACATTTGGCAAATTGGCACAAATGGTTACATGGTTGGTTCTAATATTTTGGAATATTTGTCAATCTGTTAGCACAGGTTCAAAATCTATCACAATACATAGAGCGAACTATTATAAAAAATTAAGAACCTTCCTGGAAGAATTTTTTGCTAGTGAATATGCAGATAACACTATAACTTGGGAAAGACCAAATATCACAGATGAAGATGATGATGACTCTGCTGGACTTTATGATGCAATTAAAAGTAAAGATTTTTTGAAAAGTTTGGCAAAAACAATGAACCAAATCAATGAAAAAGAACAGGCAAAAAAGCAAAAAGAACAGGGTGAAAGGTTTAATATTTAATAAAAAACAGGTGATTTTGACAAAATTTGTTAATTTCACCTGTTTTTTTTTGTTTTTTTTACACCAAAATTGACTTTTTATAAAAATTATGATAGTATAATAGTACGACACAATTTAATATCTAACCGAGTAGGCATGACTTATTTTTGCCTTTCAAATAAATACTTCCTCCTATTTGGTTAGGAATTGTGTCGCAACAACGGAAGGTTTATTGTTAGGACTGTGCCTTCCGTATGGTAGGCACTTTTATTTTTGCTACAACCAGGCAAACATAAAATTGCTATGGAGGTATCAATGAAAAAATTTTTTAGTAAGTGTTGGAAAGATATAGTCTATGTTTTGATGATCCTTGCATTAACAAGTTGTATTATTGTTTTATTTGCGACAAAACAGCAAAAACCTGAAAATGAAATTTGGGGCATAGTTGTTGAAACTAATTCAGGCACTGTCAAATCTTATGAAGTTGCTAGCCAGGAAAGATATAAAACTGTGCTAAACAATGAAGGTATGATTCCATCAGGTAACTTGTTAAAAGAAATTAAAATCATTGAACCTGAATATCATAATCAAGCAAACAGGGCGAAAACCTATAAAATACTGTTGATTGAGTATGATGGTGATGTTACAACACTTGAATATGGTTGGGAACAAATCTACCGTATTGAATATAAATAATGCAGTAAAATCAATATATAGTGTGTTGATTTTTTTGTTGCATCTTGAAAAGTATAGACAATTATCTTATAATCTAAACCGAACAGGAGGGTAAGATATGAGAGGTGTCAATTTTACTGCATATCAAAAAAGAAGGGCATTGAAGTTATGGTTGATAGAAAAAATGCCTATACCGAAAGTGTGTCAAAAATGCAAATGCACAGAAAGAAGTTTGTGGAGATGGAAAGCATTATATGATGGTTCATTAGAAAGTTTAGAACCAAAATCTTGCAGACCACATACACCACATCCTAATTCACACACAAAAGAAGAAGTTGAACATATTGAAAAGATAGTAAAAACAAAATCAAAATTGTCATACAATGAGATGTATGGCATTTTAAGAACCAAATATGCCTATCATAGAACCTATGGCGGTTTTTATAAATACATTATGAAGCATGATTTGCGACCAAAAAAAGAATTGGACAAATATGTGCCACAGCCTTATGATACACCTGAAATGCTAGGGACAAAATGGCAAATGGATGTGAAATATGTTCCAAAATCTTGTTATAAAGGGCAAATGATACATTATGATGATAATCAATATTTTCAATACACCATGATTGATGAAGCAACTAGGGAAAGGTTTTTATTTCCTTATAAAGAACACAATGTAACATCAACTGTTGATTTTGTAAAACGAGCAATCGCATATTTTGGTTATGCGCCAGAAACAATACAAACAGATAATGGTGGCGAATTTACAAATGTTAAGAAACCAGGTCAAAAAGAACCTGTCAAACACATTTTAGACATTTTTCTTGAAAAAATTAAAATCAGGCATCAATTGATTAGAGCATATACACCTAGATTGAATGGTAAGGTTGAAAGGTCGCACAGAAGCGACCAGGAATCATTTTACAATTATTTAACCTTCAAAACCTATGATGAGTTAAAAAAGAAAATGATGAAATGGAATATTCGCTATAATAACCGACCACATTCATCTTTGAGAAATCGTGAAGGCAAGAAAGTTTGGTGGACACCTTTGGAAAAAAGGGAAGACCTTTTGAAACTGCTTCAAGAAAAGAAAGATGAGTTTAATGTTGTTAGATTTGTCAAAATTCCAAAAACCATCAAACAGGTTTATGCTGTTTAATTCAAAAATTACATAATGGGGCGCAATTCCCTTCATGAAGGGAATAGTTTTTTGTTGTCTTTTAGCAATCAAGCAAACAATATTTATATTGTTTGACTTTTTTTATTCTTTTTTATAGAATATTCATAACTGAAAATTAACCAGGTTTATTGTTTTTTATACCTGTTTTCAGTAAATTTCAAAAAAAATAAAAATTTTTCTAAAAATTACTGAAAATCGTTTGACAAATTTCAAAAGCAACAAAAACACATTAAACATAACATTGTAAAAGATTGTTTTTTAAAAAA